AGCATAATCAACAGGGGCGCGTTTTATACGCGCCCTTAACTAATTAAGGAGGTTAACATGGCGGAAAAACTTGTATTTAGGCCGGATGACGGCATACAGGAAATTTCCATTAACGATAAAGTATCTGTATGGATAAACCTTACGGACATGAACTTTATAGAGCGCGTCTTTATGGTTTTTGATGCAATGGACAAGCATCAAGAAAAGTACCAGAGCATGCTAAAAACCACAGAAAATCTACAGGACATATTCAAGACTGCGCGCGAGATGGACGCAGAGATGAAAACTCTGATAAACACGCTCTTCGATACAGACGTGTGTACACCTGTTTTCGGCGACATGAACGTGTATGCCCTTGCCGGTGGTACTCCGGTATGGTTTAACCTCATCATGTGCCTTATAGAAAACATGGACGACACTGTTGTTGCAGAAAAGAAAAAGACAAATCCGAAGCTGCAAAAGTACCTTGCGCGTTTTAATAAGAAGAAATGACATACGGTCTGCCTACTTCTCTTAACATCGGGGGCAGCGAGTACGCAATACGCACAGATTACCGGGTGATTCTTGAGCTTATCGAAGTTCTGAATGACCCGGTTTTTTCGGACACAGACAAGGCGCAAGCGACGATAGAAACGATAATCGAGGATTGGGAGAGCGTCACGGATTACGCCGAAGCGCTCAAGCAATGCTTTTGGTTCATTGACATGGGACAGCCGAGCGGGAAGAAAACCGCACGGCTTGTTGATTGGCAAAAGGACTTCCCTTATATCATCGCGCCGGTTAACCGTGTGCTTGGTTTTGAAAGCCGCGCCGTTGAATATCTCCATTGGTGGACTTTTATGGGCGCTTATATGGAGATCGGCGGCGAATGTGCATTTGCACAGATCGTCAATATCCGGTCAAAGCTGTCAAAGGGCAAGAAGCTTGAAAAATATGAACGCGAGTGGTTAAGGCAGAACCGCGAGATTATAAATCTTCCGCAAAAGTACACAGCGGAGGATGAAGAAATCCTAAAGAAATGGACAGGAGGCGGATAAATGGCAACTGAATTGAGATTCCCGGTCGAACTCGATGACGGCCAAGCCTCAAAAGAGCTTGACAAGCTTGTAAACAAGATGAGCAAGCTCAAAGAAAGCATCGCAAAAAATGAATCAGCGCGAGCGCCAATAGTTGAACAACTCAAAGAGGCGCAGGACGCGGCGGTTGAAGCATATAACCGCGTCGAAGAACTGAAAGCGGCGCTTGCCGAGAGCGAAGCAAAAACAAGCATAACCGGCAACGCTGACCCCGGTACATATATTGCCGAAATTCAGCGTCAGGCGCAAATCAAGGCCGAGCTTGCGGAGCAAGAGAAAATCATGCAAGCCAAAGAAAAAGAGGCGCAGCGCCTTGAAGCGCAGGACATCAAGATACTTGATGTGCTTGCACAGCAGACGGCGGAACTCGAGCAAGCGCAAGAACGCGCCGGTGAACTTACGAAGCAGATAACGGACGCAACAAAGGGTAAGAACCTCAAGGCCATATTCGAGAGCACTCAGGCTGCTGTTAATAACGGTGTAAAAAGCCTGCTCAAATACGGCATAGGCATACGCACACTCTTCACGCTGTTTAGCAAGCTGAAAGATTATACAGTTGATGCGGTAAAAGCCTATGCGGAAAATGACCCAGAAACGCAGGCGCACATAAACAGCCTTAAAGCGTCTCTTGCCGGACTCCAAGCAACGTGGGGGGCAGCATTTGCGCCGGTGCTTAACGCCGTTATACCGGTGCTGCAAACGCTTATAAGCTGGATTAATACGGCCATAAATGCCATCGCATCATTTTTCGCTCTACTCGGAGGGCGAGGCACGTTCAAACGCGCTACATCCGGCATGGATAAACTCGCTGGTGCTGCGGGTGGAGCAGCGGATGCGGCTAAAGAAGCAAAGAAACAACTCATGGGCATTGACGAACTGAACGTTTTGCAGGACAACGACACCGGAGGTGGCGGGGGTGGTGGAGGCGGCGGAACCGGCCTCGACTATGAAGATGTTGAAATCAGCGATTTCCTCAAAGACAATTTCAACACGATCCTTGACATTGTGATTGCCGTTGGCGCGGCTCTTGCGGGCTGGAAGTTCGCAAACATCCTTAAAAACCTCGGGCTTATAAAAGGCGGATTCAAGCAGATACTCGGCATCGCTACGATATTTGCGGGAACAGCAGTTCTCATTAAGGGAGCAATAGACGGCTGGAAAAATGGCGTCGATTCAACAAACCTTATCGAAATGCTCTCCGGTGCCGCCCTCGCCGCGTTGGGCGCCTTTTTGGCGTTCGGACAGCTTGGTGGGGCTATTGCCCTTTTAATAGGTGGCGTCGCTATGCTCGTCGTGGGTATTAAGGATTGGATAGCAACCGGCGAACTCTCACACGATACGTGCGCGCTGATAGTGGCCGGTCTGGGCGCAATCGGAATTGCTATATCGCTTCTCACAGGGAGCTGGATTCCCGTGGCGATTGCGGCGGTTGTGGCTCTTGTGATGGTCATTATAAGCTACTGGGGCGAAATATCCGCATGGTTTGATGAACACGTCGGAACGCCGCTTAAAGAAGCGTGGAACAAGCTCAAAGAAGCGGGCGCAGAATTTGCAGCTGCGACAAAACAAAGCTTTGAGGATATCAAGGCGAAAGCCGAAGACCTTAAAAACAAATTTGTCGAGAAGTTTGACAACATCCGCGACAAGGTAAAATCCGCGTGGAAGACCATAAAAACCACGCTCGCGCAGAAACTCTCTTTTCCACATATCCCGTTGCCGCACTTCTCAATAAGCGGCCAATTCAGCCTTAAACCGCCGAGTGTACCACATTTTAGCGTGGACTGGTACGCCAAAGGCGGCATTGTTGACGGCGCAACGCTTATCGGAGCGGGCGAAGCTGGTAAAGAGGCGATCATACCACTTGAGCGTAATACCGAATGGATACGCTCAGTCGCGCAGGAGATTACATCGCTGCTGTTCGACGAAGATATCTTCTCTCGGATCGCAGACAAGATATCGCTTGTTCCGAATGCTCTTGACCGTATGACGGCGCAGCTCGCCACAATGACTATGCCCGCGCTTCCGGCAGTTGCTACGGGTTCAGTAGTTCCGCCCAATGCGGCGGTTACTTATACCGGCATAACCCCGGAGCTTGCAGAGAAGTTAAGCAACTTCCTTGACAGGTTCGGCAAGGATAGCGGCAGCAGCCCGATAGAGGTCTATCCAGTGGTAGAGCTTGACGGCGTTCGTGTGTCGAAACAGCTTCACAACTACACGAAACGCGAAACCAGAATGCACGGCAAATCGCTTATAGAGGTGGACTAATATGTTTGTTTTTGAAATAGACGGCGTCGACTTCTCTAAGTGGGTAGCTGCCGAGGGGTTCAAGGTGACACGCGCGGACAGCGACGGCCCCAATGCTGGCCGAACGCTTGACGCGTACATGTACCGCGATAGGGTCGCAACAAAGTACCGCTTGGATGTCCAATTGCGTGATCTTTGGGACGACGAAGCTCATACAGCTTGCGCGGCTATGCTGCCGGAATATGTGACGGTCACGTATTCAAACCCTTATACGGGCGCAATAGAGACCGTACAGATGTATTCAAATAACAACGTGGCCACGCTTGTGATGAGCATGGACGGCCACGAATGGTGGACTTTTGACGCATTTCCGCTTATAGAAAGGTGATTCGATGTTTGCAATTCCGAATAAGATTGTAATTGGTGACGTCGAATCACCAATTTTAACATTTGAGAACGACGCCATAAAAGAAGTTCTCGAAGAAACAGGCATATCTGCTGTTGGCGAAGAGCTGTATATAGATCAATTCATGCCGACCGTCAGATATGCCCTTTATGTCAGATACCAGATACTCCCTCAAGACAATAATGTTTATGACGGGATTCTGTCTGCTGACGGGAAAATTATATGCAGCAAATGGAATTATGACATTCGTGATGTCCCCTATGGAACGCCAACGAGGTTTTTCAATGACGGGCGCCAGACGGGGGTGTTTTACTGTGAATCGGTGACAAGGGAGAGCGGCGATCTCTTTAAATTTAACTGTGTTTCGGCGGTCGGGATGATGGACAACCAGCGGCACGTTGGCGGCGTATATACTGGCCAAAGATTCGACGTGGTACTTGCCGAAATTCTCGGCACGGAATACGAATACGAAATTGATCCGGAAGTTGCTTCACAACAGGTTTATGGTTGGCTGCCGTATGACACGCGTCGGAACAACCTGCATCAGCTCCTTATTGCATATGGCGTGATCGTATCCAAATCCGACACGGGGAAAATGCTTTTTGTTTTCCTGAGCGCGCGTGACACATATGACATTCCGCGAGGCCGAATCTTTGACAGTGGTTCGATAAAGTACGGCGATACGGCGAGCCGCGTTGAAGTTACCGAGCATAGCTATCATTATCTGTCGAGCACGGAAGAAGAAACTCTTTACGACACTCAAGGCAAGTCATTAGCGCAGACCACAGTGACTTTTGACCATCCGATATACCCGGATTCTATCACCGCGTCGGGTGACATGACTATCTCCGAAAAGGGCACGAATTACGCAATCATTCAAGGCTCCGGCATACTCACGGGCAAGCCGTATGTCCATAACACGAAGCTACTTGTCGAAGAAAATTCCGACGCGCGTATTGAAAAGGTCGTCACTGTAAAAGACGCGACACTGATAACAACAGCAAATAGCGAAAACTGCCTTGCGCGAATCAGCAGCTATTATTTCAACACAACAGTTGTCACACAAGCGATAGTCGTTGACAAAGAACGTGTTGGGCGCAGATATAATATCGAAAATCCGTTCAAAGAAAAAATGATAGGGTTTCTTTCGAGAATGCTTACGAACACATCATCATTTCGGCGTGCAGAGTGCGATTTTATCACGAATTACACACCTGCTGCCGGGGGATCATCGTTTGCCCGCCGTGCGGTTCTCGAACTGACAGACGCAGAACAGCGATGGGATATCCCGGACAGCGTTTTTCAAAAAGATGCCCCACAAATTCGCTGCGTCTTGATTGGCCGCGGTTCAGACGGCGCGACCGGTGAAGATGGCGAAACAGGCGGATACGGCAATGACAGCGAGGGCGGAAAAGGCGGAAAAGGCGGTAAAGGTGGCAAGGGTGGCGCAGGCGGCAAGGTGTATTCTGTGACTATCGACTGCACAAACCTTGCGTTCATCCGCTATAAGAACATAGACGGCGCAACCGTGCTTTACGCAGCCGATGATATTTATTCGTCGGCAAACGGCAGTGCTTCAAGCTCTGGATTTGTTGAACTGTTTTCCGGCGCGGTCTATGCGCTGCCCGGAAACGACGGCGTTTCCGGCGCTGACGGCGGC